TAGTTGTGGAAATGATATTTAATATGGGTTTATCTAGGTTTATGCTGTTCCGCAAGACCATTAACGCTATAGAAAACAAAGACTTTGCAGCAGCCGCAGATGAAATGTTAGATTCAAGATGGGCGGAACAAGTTGGAGAAAGGGCGATAACACTTTCAAACAAAATGCGAGGCTAAAAGCTATGCGAGTTTTCGGGACTATTCTACCGTATGTAGGTTTCAAGACAGTCGTTCATTATGATGATGTATTTTTACCTACTCTAAAAATAAGATTAAAACTGTTTGTTTTTGAATGGTGTTCACGGGGGCTAGCCGTTTTGTACAGCACTGAAACAATACCCATGTTTCAAAAATCAAAATAAAGACCTCTGGTCTTTCTTTAAATTCCATGGATAATACTTATGGCACTTGTTGCAAAGTTTTTTATTCAGACTAATAAACCTGACGAGTACATCGTTGCAGCATGGTGACAGCTTAGCATCCATGACTGCTTAACTCTTCTTCCAACTGTTTAATTAAAGTTATCTCATGCAATCTCTGCTCACTTAATCCTGTATAAGCATTAACCTCTAATTGAAGAACTAGGTTGTCAACTTTCCTACCAAGCTGATACACCTGCTCTTCTAATTGTGACATTTTTGCTTGCTCCTTTAGGTTCATCATTAATCTACATCATCCTTTAATATTAAAAAGTATATTAACCCACAGACTAAAACTACCTGTAGTGCTATGTTGTCATATTCCATTCTTTTATCCTTTAGTCAATACTTATATCAGGCTCATTAACAATCTTATCTAGCTCATAAATTAGCGTGGAATGTTTACCGCCTTGCTTTTTAAATGTGATCATTTCCATGACAGAGTTTGAGCCGTAGCCTTGCCCTGCATGCCAACTATCCGGTGGAGTTAAAGCGCCAAATTTTTGTACAATACAACCGTCTAACTCTAATGTATTTTGATGGTGAAAATGGCCTAATGCCCACATCCTGTGCGTACATTCCCCCCATGCGGTCGCCATATCACGAGCCATGACCGACACCAATTTTGCAGGTTTAATCTTGTCACCATGATTAACACCTATAAGCCATTTCCCCCACCTTAGATAATGAAAGAAACCTTCTGTTGGTAACACCTCTACTCGCGGCTCATTCTTATAATAAAATTCCAGTATTAACTGCACCGCTTGGGCAGCATCAGGGTTATGATTGCCTCGTGCCACGACCACAATAACTTTGCTAAACTTCTCTAGCATACGACCAATGGCATAACACATAATGTCGGCTGATGTCCTTAGTGTCTTGCCCTGCCTTGTATCTACATCTACTTGAGTACCGGAGAAAGTCTGGCCTTTTGAGTCATTTGCATGTTGAAAATCACCAACATCGACCAATAATCCTATGTCTGAATTAGGGGCTCTTGAAACTAAATTATCTACTGCTCCACGTAACAATGATTCTGCTATCTTGGTATCAAAGTCCATGCCCCGTGTATCTTGTGACCATGCCTTCATACCGACATGAGCATCACCAATAAATATTGCTGACATTAGTTCATCGTCTAACTTGTAGTTGTTTTCTACCGGTGCGGGTTCTGCTGGATCGAAAGTGCAAAGAGACTCAACGTATTCTTGCAGCAATTCGTTTTGATTCTGCTTCTCAATGTCAGTTTTTACCCATTGAACCTTAATGTTACCCGCTTCATCATAAAGTATTGATTTACCTTTAATGAGATATGATTCATCAACAGATTCGGTAGAGCCATCACCATGAGTGATTGTTTTTTGGCTGGCTCTTTCTTTAAGCATCTTTAATGTTCTGCGACCATGAGCGCCATCAATTGCGCCATCCCGCCATGCTTGGTTCTTTTTACCGCCTGACTTTTTAAGTGCATCTAAAATATCTAGGTGTCTAACAGTCGTACAAAATTCTCTTAAATACTCAAATTCATCACTCATTAGAAGCTCTCCGCATTAACGTAAAGTCACCTTTTGTCATACGGTTATATATTTCGTCATCTTTTAGACCCATCTTTCTGTAAGACTCTATCCGTTGGTTTAGCTCTTGGTCTTTATCATATGTAGGCATAGGAACGCTCCAGTTACTATCACCTTGTTTTACTTTTCGTTTTTCTACCACCGGTTCGTCTAGCGAAATTCCGTCCTTCAATCGCTGTCTTACTCGGTAAATAGGCATGTTATAAATTAATGCCCATTGCTCAACAGTTTTTTCTTTTCCATTATGTTTGTACTTTAAAGAGGCTCTTGTCCTAGAGCCTGTTTTGTATAACAGGTCAACAATAGGCGTGGTAGGGTTGCGCTTGATTCTGCTACGTAAAGCATCCATTGACACATTAAACTTGACAGCAATTTCCGTAATAGTCAGGGCCTCGCCGTTGACATTGTAAGACTTAGCATAGCTAGTCGTCATTAGCAGCGCCTCCAGATATTTTTCCATAAGATTCACCCGTGTTTCCGTTCTGTCCTATAACGTCCATGCGCTCTGTATTTTCAGGCCATGATTTATCATTTAATTCTTTTATAAAGAAATCGGTATCACTAAGGATATCGTTAGTTGTAGACCATGCGCTGTATGTGCCGACCATGTTATAAATATTAAGTCCATCATAAGAGCCTTTGTCTGCTACTGCTTGAAATCCTTCGCCATCCCAATACACCAATACATCACTATGGATTAAAACTGCATTAATATCAACGCAAAGGTTATACTTACTGTAGCTTTTATTCATTATCTAGGTCTCCGACCATTTTTTCTAAGTAATGTATGGCTTTTAGCAGGTCTTGTTTTCTGTCTCCCTTTTCTCGCAACAAATACTTTAAGGCGTTACCTTCATAGAAGTCCAAGTCATAAGCATCTATAATTTGCCAAGGTTGTATAGCTGTAGCAATGTAATGGTCGCCACCAATTTGTTTGTCTAGCGCTTCATTAGGTTTCATTGCTCACCTTTTTTGTAAACGTCTGGTCGGATATCGTATAGATGTAATCCTAATAAATCAGCGGCTTTTGCTGCCATGCTTGGCTCGCCTATAACACCTAGCTGCCTTACACCTATACATACGGAGTCTACAAATATCTTGGAGCATCCCATATCTTCTACAAATTTTTTCCGTTTATATTCTGAAATTGCTTGAATAAGTATATCGTTCTTCATTGGTACATTCCTTAAAGTTAAAAAAATGGCTGCGTTAATTGAGTTGCGGCTGAAATGACGTAGCGGTAGACACCGACCCAATCTTGTGTAGAGACTTGCAGCCGGTCGCCTCGCAAGGAGTCCACCGCTTTACAACACTATTCATATGTATCCATTACATCGTCAGTAACATTATCAACACCACGCTGTAATGATTCTTGTATCCTTCGGGCTATTGCCAAAGTTTTTTCTTTATCTGCTGAATTAATTAAATCGTTTAAGTGATCTTCTAAATTAGGTGACTGCTCAACCGTATCAGTAAAAGTCCACCATGATTGGTTTCTATCCTCTACATCTACTCTTGATGCAAGCATATTACGAATTGTATCTCTTGTTATGTTTGCTACGCTCATTATAAGTCCCCCTCTATATCTTCCATCATGCGTTCATACATTGTATCTTCAAGCTCACTTATCAGTTCTGGTTGAGCATCCGACCATTGCCCGAATTGATTCATAACAGTAACATTATAAAATTCCCACGATGCTTCTTCTGCGGGGTAACAATCTTCTGGTAATCCTGAGATATACCCCGCTTCTCCCCCATCGTAACTGTAGTCAAAATCCATCTTAACTGGATCTAAAGTGTCACCTTTCACTACGTCAAGGTAACCGATATCTATTTCTAAACTCATTGATATTGTCATTGTGCTGCTCCTTGGTTGTTTAGAAATAGTATAATACGATTTGTATGTAGATGCAAGAAGTATTACATTTATTTATTTCTTAATACAATCAAGCCTTTAGCCCTTGTCCTGATTAAGTCGTGTAAATTACTTGGCATTTTTTGCATAGCTTTTTTTCTATCTTTAGCGTTTAGCACTGCATTTGCAGCGCGGTATATATGAAAGTCCAAGTACGACAACTCATCCCTTGTTAGCTCGTCAGGATGAAGCTGGTTTTTTAAGCATCTTTGTATCCTATGCCGTATTTTTTCTGCCACAATATCATTGCCTCCCATGCTGCTTCATGGCCTAACGCCACACAAATAAATGCGCCCTGCTCTTTACATGCTCTAAGATACTCAATTTGATTCGGCTGCCAATGCCCTTTGGTGTGGTCTTGTCTTTTTAGTTCACACACAAAAGAAGGTGATGCGGGAATAATAATGTCGCTTGCCCCTGACACCATGCCTTCTGCCTTTTCTTTCATAACTTGTGCTGCGTGTTTTTTGCCTTCATTCCTAGAATGAATAGCTATCGCACCTAATGTATCTGGATATAATCTTCTCAGCCGATTAAAAAAAGTAACCTGCTCTAA